GGTCAGTGGGAGGGGGCGACGGCGGCAGGCACCAAGCTTGATGAGCGGTTCGAGAAGTATCCGAAGTTTGAGATAAACAAGATATCCACTGAGCTAAACCGGATCATCTCTGAATATCGCAACAACCGAATCACCGTTAAGTTCCGACCAGGCGACCGTGAAGCAAGCGAAGAACTGGCAAACAAACTGAATGGACTGTTCCGCGCTGACTATGAAGAAACAGATGGCGGCGAGGCGTGTGATAACGCATTCGATGATGGTGCTACCGGTGGCTTTGGTTGCTTCCGCCTGGCATCAACTTTCGTTAATGAATATGACCCACTAGATGAGCGTCAGCGCATCACATTCGAGCCGGTATACGACCCAAGCCGCTCAGTGTGGTTCGACCCTGACGCTAAGAAGTACGACAAGTCAGACGCTTTGTGGGCGTTCTGCATGTATTCCATGTCGCCAGAGAAGTACGAAGCTGAGTATGGCAAGGTGCCGCCAACGTCCCTTGATGTGACTAGCATCTCGGCATGGGAGTACGACTGGTTTGAACCAGAAGTCATCTACATCGCTAAGTATTACGAGGTGCGGAAAGAGTCGGTTGACGTTATCAGTTACAAACAACCAATCACTGGTGAAATTGCGACCTATGACAGCGATCAGATTGAAGACATTCAGGATGAGCTGGCAAGTGCTGGATTCGAGGAAGTGGCCCGGCGTTCAGTTAAGCGCAAGCGCATCTACGTCTCAGTGGTTGATGGGGAAAACTTCCTCGAGAAGCCGCGCCGCATTCCCGGCGAGCATATCCCGCTTATTCCGGTGTATGGCAAGCGCTGGTTCATTGACGATATTGAGCGTGTAGAAGGTCATATTGCCAAGGCAATGGATCCGCAGCGCCTTTACAACCTACAGGTTTCAATGCTGGCCGATACAGCCTCGCAAGACCCTGGCTCAATCCCTATCGTGGATATGGAACAGGTACGCGGGCTAGAGAAGCACTGGGAGAACAGAGACAGCAAGCGTCCAGCTTTCTTGCCGCTGAGAAGCGTTAAAAACAAAGCAGGTGATATTGTTGCTGCAGCCACTCCAGCCGGGTACACGCAGCCTGCCGTTCTTAACCAGGCTCTAGCCGCTCTATTGCAGCAAACCAGCGCTGATATTCAGGAGGTGACGGGCAGTAGTCAGGCAATGCAGCAAATGCCAAGCAACGTTTCGCAAGGCACCGTCAATGACTTGATGAACCGTTCAGACATGGCCTCGTTCATCTACCTGGACAACATGGCTAAAAGCCTGAAGCGAGCCGGTGAAGTTTGGTTGTCGATGGCTCGCGAAGTTTACGGTTCAGATCGTGAAGTTCGCGTAGTTAATGAAGATGGTTCAGATGACATCGCGCTGATGAATGCAGCCGTTGTTGATGAAGAAACCGGCCGCACTGTTGCTTTGAATGACCTCTCTGTTGGTCGTTATGATGTCACCGTTGACGTTGGCCCGAGTTATACCTCTCGCAGAGATGCGACGGTTTCAGTGCTGACAAACGTACTACAGAACATGCTCCCTCAAGATCCTATGCGCCCGGCAATTATGGGCATCATCATCGATAACATTGACGGTGAAGGGCTGGATGACTTCAAAGAGTTCAATCGTGGTCAGTTGCTCACATCTGGCGTGGCTAAGCCGAGAAACCAGAAAGAACAGGCGATGGTTCAGCAGTCGCAACAAGCACAGCAGCAACAGCCTAGCCCTGAAATGATTTCGGCAATGGCACAGGACAAGCTTGCAAACGCAGAGCTTCAGAAGGCTGCTAATGAGCAGGCAGACATTCAGGTTAAAGCATTCAAAGCGCAATCAGATGCTCAGGTTGCCGCCGCTAATGTAGTGAAAATCCTCGCATCGGCAGATAGCCAGCAGAAAGAAGATATCCGTGAAGCTCTTAAACTCCTTGGTCAATTCCAGCAAAAGCAGGGCGATAACGCTCGAGCTGATGCTGAGTTAGTTCTTAAAGGCCAATCCCAGGGGCATTCGCAGCAGATGGATATTGCCAACATCCTCAAATCATCACAGTCCCCGACAGACTCGCTGTCGAGCTAAGGAGTAACAGATGGAAAGCGAACTGATCATCGACGGTCAGGTTATTGACCTGTCTGAAAAACAGGAAACAGCCGAAGAAGTAACCACTGGCAAGGTAGAGACTCAGCCTGAGAATAATGACCAGGCCGAAGTTGAAACGGAGGTGGAGCCCGAAGGTGAGCAGCCAGAAAAGCAGGAGGAGGAATACTCGCTGCTCGTCGGTGATGAAGAAATTAGCCTGACTAGCGAGGATGACGAGCCCATTGACGGGCAGCCAGCACCGCAATGGGTAAAAGATTTACGCAAGAACAACCGCGAAAAAGACAAAGAATTACGGGAGTTGCGACGCCAGCTTGAGCAGGTTCAATCCAAGCCAGTGGAACAGCAACAACCACAATCAGATGTCGTCCCGCCTAAGCCGACTCTTGAGTCGTGCGATTACGACGAAGAAGCATTTGATACCGCACTAACTGATTGGCATGAGAAGAAGGGCCGTGCCGAACAGACAAAGCAGCAGCAGCAACGTCAGCAGCAGGAATATCAACAAAAGTTCCAGCAAAGAGTTGAAGCTCATAAGCAGCGCGCAGCCAATCTCCCGGTTAAAGATTACCAGGAAATGGAAAGCATTGTTCTTAGCGAGCTACAGCCCATTCAGCAGGAAATCATTATTCATGCCGCAGACGAAGGTTCGGAGCTGATCGCATATGCACTCGGCAAGAACCAACAACTACGCCAGCGTGTAGCCGCTGAGACAGACCCAATCCGCGCAGCATTCCTCTTAGGCCAGATCAGCAAGCAAGTAAGCCTTGCCCCGAAAGCCAAGAAGTCCATCAAGCCAGAACCAGAGGTTCGAGGTGGTGGTGCTGATGCGAAACAAGACGACTTCAACAAATCATGCCCCGGCGCAATCATCGAATAGGAAATTCTTAAATGGCTACCACTAACAAACTTGATAGTAACGTCAGTCAAATCGTACTGAAAAAATTCCTGCCAGGCTTCATGTCCGATCTGGTGCTGGCAAAAACCGTAGACCGCCAGCTGTTGGCAGGCGAAATCAACTCCAACACCGGCGACAGCGTAAGCTTCAAGCGTCCGCATCAGTTCTCCTCACTTCGCTCCCCGACTGGTGACATCTCCGGCCAGACGAAGAACAACATCGTATCCGGTAAGGCGACCGGCCGTGTAGGTAACTACATCACCGTGGCAGTGGAGTACACCCAACTGGAAGAAGCGATTAAGCTGAATCAGCTGGATGAAATTCTGGCCCCGGTGCGTCAGCGAATCGTAACCGACCTGGAGACTGAACTGGCGCAGTTCATGATGCGAAACGGTGCGCAGTCTCTCGGCAGCCCGAACACCCCGATCAACAAATGGTCTGACGTGGCACAAACAGCGTCATTCCTGAAAGACCTGGGTGTTGAGAAGGGTGAAAACTACGCTGTTATGGACCCATGGTCTGCGCAGCGCCTGGCGGATGCTCAGTCCGGCCTGCATGCTTCTGATCAACTGGTTCGTACCGCCTGGGAAGATGCGCAGATCGCCTCTAACTTCGGCGGGATCCGCGCGCTGATGTCCAATGGCTTGGCGTCGCGTACCCAAGGCGCATTCGGCGGCACGCTGACTGTATCCACCACGCCAACCGTTACCTATGATGCCGTGAAGGATACCTACCAGTTCAGCTTGACCCTGGCTGGCGCGACGGCATCTGTTACTGGCTTCCTGAAGGCTGGCGATCAGATTAAGTTCACGAGCACCTACTGGCTGCAGCAGCAGTCCAAGCAGGTCCTGTATAACGGCTCTGCGCCAATCAGCTTCACCGCGACTGTTCTGGCTGATGCCAACTCAACCGCAGGCGGAGCTGTGACCGTAACGCTGTCCGGTGTGCCGATTTACGACGCAGCACCTCAGCAGCAGTACAACGCTGTAAACCGCGCGGTTACCTCCGGCGACGCTGTGACCGTGATTGGCACCGCAGGCCAGACCATGAAGCCTAACCTGTTCTACAACAAATTCTTCTGCGGCCTGGGCACCATTCCGCTGCCGAAGCTGAACAGCATCGACTCCGCCGTCGCAACTTACGAAGGATTCTCTATCCGCGTGCACAAATACGCTGACGGCGACGCTAACGTACAGAAAATGCGTTTCGACCTGCTGCCGGCTTACGTGTGCTACAACCCGCATATGGGTGGCCAGTTCTTCGGTAATCCGTAAACAAAGGGGCTTCGGCCCCTATTTTTTTAGGAGACGACAATGGATCGCATGAGCGTGTTCCTTATTGCTGACAATGACGCTGGGCATGTGCAGGCTGTTATTGTTGAAAAAGATTTTCCGATTTACGAAAAGCTTGGCTTTGTTGCATCAGTCGATGATTTGAAGCCAGCAACCAAGCGCGCACGTAAGGCGGTAGAAAATGGCAGTGACACTGACAAAGGGTGAGATCGTACTTTTTGCCTTGCGGAAACCAGCTCTGGCATCGAATGCGACGCTGACTGATGTGGAGCCGCAATCTGTAGAAGATGCCATTAATGACCTTGAAGATATGATGGCAGAATGGACAATCAACCCGGGTGAAATTGGCTACATATTTGCTGCAGACGATGAGAGTCCTCTTCCGGATGATGATTCCGGTCTGCCCCGCAAATATAAGCATGCCGTTGGTTATCAGCTCATTCTTCGCATGTGCTCAGATTATGGTCTTGAACCATCCCCTCGAACTGAAACAAACGCACAGCGCTCATATGACGCACTCCTGACAGATACATTGCAGGTTCCGTCAATGCGTCGCCGTGGTAATTTCCCGGCAGGCCAGGGTAACAAATACGATCAGTTTGATTCAGACCGGTATTACCGTGATGACATTGAGCCTGTTGATGGCGATGTGCCAAACCCATAGGTGAAAAAATGCCGATAACTCAACTACCCCTGATGAAGGGGCTGGGTAAGGACTTCCGCAACGCCGACTATATCGACTATCTGCCGGTGAATATGCTGGCCACGCCGAAAGAAGTGCTCAATGCCTCTGGTTATCTGCGCTCATTCCCTGGCATAGCAAAACGTGGTGATGTGGCTGGTGTATCGCGAGGCGTCCAGTACAACACCGCTCAGAATGCCGTGTATCGCGTATGTGGTGGCAAGCTCTACAAAGGTCAGGATGCAGTCGGTGACGTTGCCGGTTCTGCTCGCACCCCAATGGCTTACGGGCGCACATCTCAGGCACTAGCGACCGGTGGCCAAGTGGTTGAGTATCGCTACGATGGCACGGTAAAGACCATCGCTAACTGGGCGGTAAGCAGCACGTACACGCAATATGAGCTTGGTTCTGCACGTGACATTACTCGCCTTCGCGGTCGTTACGCCTGGTCTAAAGATGGCACTGATTCATGGTTCATTACTGACCTGGAAGATGAATCACATCCAGACCGATACGCTGCTGAATACCGCGCTGAATCTCAGCCTGATGGCATTATCGGTATCGGGACATGGCGTGATTTCATCCTCTGTTTTGGCTCGTCAACGATTGAGTATTTCACCCTGACTGGGGCTACAACGGTTGGTGCTGCTGTATATGTTGCCAACCCGGCATACATGGTCTCAAAAGGTATCGCCGGTACGTTCTGCAAGTGTCCATACATGGACGCAATTGCCATCGTAAGCAGCCCCGCAACAGGCGCTCCGTCCGTCTACATCATCGACTCGGGCCGCTCAACTCAGATTGCCACGGCGAGCATTGAGAAGATTATCCGCAGCTATTCAGCTGATGAGCTGGCTGGCGGTGTAATGGAGTCTCTGCGATTTGACTCGCATGAACTCCTGCTTATTCATCTGCCAAATCACGTGCTTGTTTACGATGCGACTGCCAGCCAGAACGGGCCACAATGGACTGTGCTGAAAACTGGACTGTTCGACGACGTGTACCGCGGCATTGATTTCATCTACGAAGGCAATGTCATCACCTGCGGCGATAAGGCCGAATCGGTGACCGGTCAACTGCAGTTCGATATCAGCAGCCAATATGGAAAGCAGCAGGAGCACTTACTCTTTACACCATTGTTCAAGGCCGATAATGCCAGGGTGTTTGACTTCGAACTGGAAGCGTCAACTGGAGTGACTCAGTACGCCGATCGCCTCTTCCTGTCAGCCACCACTGACGGCATCAACTATGGCCGCGAGCAGATGATTGAATCCAATTCCCCATTCGCCTATGACAAGCGCGTGCTGTGGCGTCGCCTGGGTCGTGTTCGCAAGAATATTGGCATGCGGGTTCGCATCATTACCAAAGCTCCGGTGACGCTATCAGGATGCTCTGTAAGGATTGAATGATGGCTGATGAGTCTCTAAAAGCCCCGGTCGTCGTGAGAGCGATTGGGTTAAACGCTTCCTCGCTTCCACGCGGAATGAATCCTGCTTATGAGCAATATGTTCTTTCTCAGGCTGTTGATTTCACGGCGGTTGCAGGTAAAGCAAACGATGCCGGTGGTGGTGCTTATGATGCTCAGGTAAGAAATGACGAGCAAGATGAAATTCTCGTCGATCATGAAATACGTCTGGATGCCGCAGAGGCGACAATTGCGGATCATGAAACGAGAATAACAAGCGCAGAGGCGGCTATAGTCTCGCTGGATTCTCGCGTGACGGTTGCAGAAAACGACATTGAATTTCTGACTGAAGAAGTCATTGATTTGCAGACTACGATTGCGAATCATGAAGGCAGAATCACAACGCTAGAAACGAATTTCTCCGCGTATCAGACGTACATGAACCGCCAGAAATCCGAGGTCGTTTACTCTGGCATATCGCTGAATATACCGATAACAGCGTCAAATCTGCTTACTCTCCTTGCTCCTCTAACGCCAACCAGTGGCACGCTTCTACCGTTCTTTGTGCTGGCAAGTGGTCGACTGAAAGCGCTGAACAAGTTCAAAAACCTTGATTTCAAAATCAACATTCGCGGCACCTACGTTTCGTCATCAGGCAACCGGTCAATGCAGATGACATTCGGCACCGTAGTCCCTGACACGCTCGTCGTCACGCGTGATGCTGCGACTACTGTCGATGACATTTTCATCAACACATTTTTCGCTGTAGATGAAGGCGACGACATTGTTTCCCCTGGCATCGCCATGACCATCAAGGCCAACGGTTCGGCGTTCACTGCAACGCAAATCAAAATAATCGCCACTCAATAACGGTATCCCAATGGAAATCAGGCTCATCGACAACCCGATGCCGCTTGCAGAATTCCTCAATAACCCATCATCCACAGGCAATATCGTCGACTCAGGCGACACATATCACATCAAGCATGATGCGGTGTATCTCGGTATTTACGAGGGATTGCTACTGGTTGGTGTTCATGAGGTGCGCAACTTCTGGCATTCAGTTGTTGAGTGCCATGCGATATATGAGCCGGGTTTCCGTGGTGAATATGCTCTCCATGGTCATCGGTTATTCTGCAAATGGCTTCTCGAAAACTCCCCGTTCACCAACTCAATCACGATGGTTCCCGATACCACCAAATACGGACGCGCAATTATCAGGCTGCTTGGCGCAACACGCGTTGGGCATCTGGATGATGCGTTTGTGAGTAATGGGCAGCCGGTTGGCGTGACTCTCTATCAGCTTAAACGCTCTCAGTATGAGGATTTACTCAATGCTAATTCATCAAATCGCTAATAAGCACCTCAATCGTCTACTGCAAAGGCGGTGGTGGCGATGGTGGCGCCGCTGATGCCACTAAACAGGCAACGCAATTACAGCGTGAGCAGTGGCAGACAACCATGAGTAACCTCGCGCCGTTTACGCCACTGGCACAGCAGTATGTTAGCCAGTTGCAGAACCTTTCCACTCTTGGTGGTCAGAATACCGCGCTCAATCAGTATTACGGTTCTGACCAATATAAAGGTCTTGCCGACCAGGCTCGATACCAAACACTGGCATCAGCAGAGGCCACTGGTGGGCTTGGTTCAACTGCGACAGGAAACCAGTTGGCTTCTATCGCGCCTCAGCTCGGGCAAAACTGGTTATCAGGCCAGATGAATAACTACCAGAACCTCGCAAATATGGGATTTGGCGCGTTAACCGGACAATCTAATGCCGGGCAGACGTATGCGAACAATGCCGGGCAGATGGCACAGCAACGGAGCGCCCTTGCGGCGGCCAATGCAAACAAGCCATCAGGAGTTCAAAGTTTTGCAACCGGGGCAATGAGTGGTGCTGCGGCTGGGGCAATGATCGGCTCTGTGGTTCCTGTTCTTGGTACCACTGTCGGCGCAATCGGCGGCGGCCTGATTGGCGGTCTTGGTTCAATGTTCTAAGGGGTAATCATGGCAACATGGGAACAGAGTGGAAGTGCAGGTGGGTTACTAGGCAGTATTGGTCAGGTAAACACCAACGCACCGCAAGCCAGCGATATTAATGCTACCGCAGCATATATCCGCGATAACAACGACCGGGAGCGCGCAGGCCAAAACAACATGGGCTTGCAGTTAATGCAGGGTCTTGGTGGGCTGGCACAGACATATCAGAAAGCCGGTGCCGCCCAGCAGGCTAAGGATTTTCAAAGCGCATACGGTCAGGCTTACGCATCAGGTGATCGCAATGCTATGCGTCAGCTTGCAGCGAAATACCCAGGCCAGATGGAAGCAGTGCAGAAGGGCATGGGATTCATTGATGATGACCAGCGCGACACCGTAGGCAATCTGGCAGCATCAGCACGTCTTGCTGCAAGCAACCCTGAAATGTTCGGTAAGTGGCTACAGAATAACGCGGCAGATTTAGACCGAATCGGCATTGACCCGCAGCACGTCGCTGAACTCTATCAAAAAGACCCGAAGGAATTCGTGGGACTCGCTGACCATCTTGGGCTTTCAGCTGTGGGGCCAGATAAGTATTTTGATATTCAGGATAAGTTTGTTGGCCGCCAGATTGATCAGGGCAAGTTGGCTGAGCAAGTCAGGAGCAATCAGGCTGGTGAGGCTCTTCAGCAAAGAGGACAGAACATCACCGCTCGCGGGCAAGATCTTTCTTACCAGTCTTCAATGACTGGGCATAACCTTGCGTCGCAAAGGCTGGCACTGGATAAGCAGGAATTCGGGCTCAAAGTTCAGCAGGCTCAACAAAAGGCTCAGGAACTTATTGATGGTGCGCCTAAGCTATCGGTAAATATGGAAAAAGGTATTGAGACTGCGGTCAACAATGCCACTGCATCATCAAACTCTGCGGATTCCATGAGTTCGCTTGCCCAGCAATTCCGGCAGGAAAAGCCAACTACCGGCCTGTTTGGTAATGCTAACAATATGTTCTCGAAGCTTACTGGTAGCGAGACGGCATTAAGGGACTTGCGTATTCGGCAGAACTCCATTGTGAACTCGCAAGTGCTTAAGTTTCTCCCGCCTGGCCCGGCGACGGACCGTGATGTTGCACTCGCAAGGGAAGGCGCTCCTTCCACATGGGACGATCCAGAGATCGTGGCTAACTGGCTTGATGCTAACGCACGACTTGAACGCCGGAACGCTCAATTTAACGAGTTTAAATCTGAGTGGATGAGTGCCAATGGCAACCCTGGTCAGTCACGGAATGGCGGGGAAGTCTTGGGAATGGAAGTTAAGAAGGGAGAATCCTTGGGGCAAGCTGCAAAGCGCTATATGGCTAACAATCCAATCTCGGATTCAGTCAAAAAAGCGCCTCAGCAGCAGGCTCAACCACAGCAGCCCGCACCACAACAGCAAACCGGCTACTCATCACTATGGGGTGACTAATGGCAAAGCCATGGAAAGAGGTAATGTCCTCGCCGCAATATCAGTCATTGCCACCAGATCAGCAGGCTGCCGCGCAGGAGCAATATTTCAATGATGTAGTTGCCCCGCAAGCTGGCGATCAGGCTGATGTAGCAAGACAGCAATTCTTCGCGGCGTATCCTGTTGCACCACCACAGAAGCAAGATGCAGCACAGCCAACACAAGAGCAGCAACAGCAAGCTCCGACCATCATGGACAATATTGAGCAAGCCGCGCGCGGGCTAGTAAATATCCCGTTTGATATTGCTCAGGGCGGTGTGAATCTTGTTAACTCTGCATCCCAAGCGGTTGGTTCTGGTAATGTGCTAGATCCGGTATATCGCCCGGTTGACAGGCCAACAGACCCATACGCTCAAGCTGGCGAAGCGATTGGTGGTTATCTGGTGCCTGGGGTTGGCGTTGCAGGAAACATGGCTATTGGTTCCATTGCGGAAGCCGGAAACCAGCAGGGTGATTTTGCCCAGAACGTTGCTAAAAACGCAGCGGTTAACCTGGGCGCTCAGGGATTGCTATCTGGTGCTGCTAAATTGGTTGGAAGGGGTGTAACAGCATTAAGAGGAGATATTGCACCAGAAGCAGCACAGCGCATTGCTACTGCTGAGTCTATGGGCGTCACCCCAATGACTTCTGATATAGCTGCTCCTGTTAATGAGATGGGGGCGTTCGGCAAGGGCGTCGTTCAGGGCGGAGAGGGTGCGCTACTTGGTACCGGAACGCAGCGGGCAGAACAGCAGGCTACGCGCAGCAAATTGGTGAGTAATTATCTGGACAGGTTTGGCGAGTACAACCCTGATGATGTGGTTAAGTCGTTAACTTCCAATCTACAGGGAAGGCGGAGTGCGGCAGGTTCAGTTTTAGAAGATATAACCAATAAGATGGGCTCCGCTCCGGTAGAAACCACCAACGCGGTAAACGCCATTGATACCAGCATTTCCCGACTTGAGAAGCTTGGAACATCGGCTGATCAAAACCTTCTGAGCACTCTCAAAAACCTCAAAGGTGAGTTGAGCGACCCCAGCGGAATTAACTTCGATTTACTTAAGCAGCACAGAACGGCATTTCGCTCAAACGTACAGGGTGACGCTATGGTTTTTCCTAACCAGGCAAAATCCACTACCAACATGATCGAAAACGCCATGACAAAGGACTTGCGAAGCTCGGTGGCGAAAAACATCGGGCCGCAGGAGGCAGCCAGATACATTAAAGCAAACTCCGACTATTCGAACGTCTACAACAAAGTGCTGAATAAGAAAATCGCCACCAATCTGAACAACGCGACAAGCCAGGCCACACCGGAGTTAATCAATAGCGTGGTATACAGCCGGAATGCTTCCGATATTAAACGCATCTGGCCTGCGCTTGATGAGAATGGGAGGGACGCAGTAAGGGCGGCATACATCAGCAAGATCTCAGATTCCGCAGGGAATTCACCTGCTAAATTTCTGACGCAAGTAGATAAGCTGAAGAAGCAGGCTGGAGGTGAGATTTACAACACCGTATTCAGTGGGCGGCATATGAAAGAACTGGACGCATTAAACGATGTTCTTGATATGACCAGGAGGGCCGACTCATCCAGCGTTGTAACGCAAACAGGGCAGGCTCTGGCTAACCCAATGAGAATTGGCGCAGGAATGGCGACTCTTGGAAAATCACTGGCTGGCGAGGCTGGCTACGGACTCATAATGCGGATGTATGAAAGCAAGCCAACAAGGAACGCATTACTTCGGCTTGCCAATACAAAATCTGGAACTCCAGCCTATGAAAAGGCGCTCAATCAGGCAGCAATAATGATCAGGCCGTTATTGGCAAACCAGGCCACTCAGCAACAGAACTAAAAACAAACAATAACCCATCTTAAGGAAATGCTGCGCAAGTTTATCTTGTGCGGCCTCCCCACGTCCGGAGCAAGGTAAATGTCAGATATCACCGCCAATGTTGTCGTATCAAACCCTAGCCAACTCTTTACCCTGGCGCGTTCATTTAAGGCCAATGCGAACGGAAAGATTTACATTGGTAAAATTGACGAAGACCCGGTTAATCCTGCCAATCAAATTCAGGTATATCTCGAAAGCGAAGATGGAAGCCACGTACCTGTGGCGCAGCCGTTGATTATCAATGCCGGTGGGTATCCAGTATACAGCGGGCAGATTGCCAAATTCGTGACGGTAGAGGGCCACTCAATGGCTATCTACAATGCTTATGGTGTGCAGGAATTCTATTACCCGAATGTGCTGAAGTACGACCCAGACCAATTGAGAGCGGAGCTTGCCGGGCCGAATGGCGACTCTCTGGTTGGTCACGGAGACACAACAGTCCAAGCCATGCTTAACGACATGGCACATAAAAGCGGTCAGGTATTCACAGGAGATATAACTGCACCAAAAGTAACTGTATTTTCAGAGTTTGGTAATCTAATTGTTGGGGATCAGCCTGTTGGGGTTCCAGGCGCAATTTGGCCTCTGCCGGACTCATTGAGAGATGCGGTTAACGTTTCCCGTAAATTGCAAAACACGCCATTAAACTGCCATGCATTTTCTGATAAAACAGTAATTAATCAGGCTTCTTCTGTTGATGGATATGGAGCGTTTGACTCTACATTAATTATATATGGAAATCACCACCAAGATCATGCCCACTCCTTCCAAGACAGAATTAGCTACCAAGGCAGTGGCAGGATGGATAACCAGTGGGGGTATTTATCTGCTCCAACTATTTCAGGCCCTGGTACCGTTGGGGACCGGCGAGGCGTTTTCGTTAACGATGTTGCCATTACAGGCGGCGGGCATCTAGAACAGCAAACTGGGATTTATATTGAGCAGTTAGGTGCCGCGACGGTAAATATAGGGATTCAAACCCGGCAAGCGACTGGCTATACATTCTACGCTCCTAATGCAGCAAAAATGTATCACAAAGGAACTGCTGGCTTTGGCGTTGACCCGGTGACAGTAGGCATAAACACACCGTTAGCATTTAGTGGGACATCCTCAACAACAGTCTATGGAGCTCTGACCACTGATACAAATGGTGTATCAATGCTGGCAACAGGAGATACACAAATTCAATTTGTATCTAATGGGCTAATAAGGGCAAAAATAAAAAACAGCGCGACCGGTCAAAGCGCTCTAACACCTGGAAACGACAACGCAACCCCGCTGATGGAAGGGATAAAACAAAACCTGAAATTATAGGTGATGAGGTTCTGGATGCCTGGGGCGATGTTAGCATTATCGTATTTCAGTGGTTAAAATCAAAAGAATTAAAGGGCGAAGATGCCAGATGGCATTTTGGCGTTATTGCCCAGCAAGTAAGAGATGCATTTATAGCGCATGGGTTGGATGGTACGAAATATGGCCTGTTGTGCTTTGATAAATGGGATGATCAGTGTGTAGTGCACCCGGCAGAGGTGGTAGAGCATCCTGCAACTTTCTCAAAAATACTTTCTTCCGATGGCAGTCCAGTCATCTCGAAGGATGCATGGACAGAGATTGTTAAAAATGAGTGGATTGAGGTCGTCACTCCTGCGGGAGAGAGGTGGGGTTTAAGGTCTGATCAGTGTGCATGGCTGGAGGCCGCTTACCAAAGAAGAAGGTGCTCATTGATTGAGCGAAGACTCGAAGCGCTGGAAAGTAAAAAATAATGTATCGCCGCTAATTCAGCGGCGCATATTTTCCTTGTTTCTTAGGTTATCCCACTCACTCCATAGCCAGATAACTATCATAAACAAGTCTATTCCTGTCCAGCCAAACTGAGATGACTTTCCTGTTACTAGCAATGCAACTGAAGCCACACCAATAGCTCGAGTAAAGTAAAACATAACCCTTCCCATGAAGGACCTGCTGGTCGTGGGAACTTGAACTTGACTAACATCTATTATCCCGTTTTCTCTCAGATACACGATCCACTCTTTCTGTGTATTTGCGTGTCGATAATTTCCATTGCTATCACGATCAAGCCACTCTGTTTTCCATCCGACCATATATAATTTTTTTTCAAATTCTACATGAATGGAATTAAGATTTTCATTTTTCATCTTAATGTCATAATTTCATTATGGTTGTAATTTTGGTTTAGTTTACCACTCATGGGTACTCATGCCATCTCTTGATCAACTATCAATTTTTTACTACTGTATATAAACACAGTGTAAATTGAGGTGATCACCATGGGCTTCCCATCTCCAGCGTTAGACTTCGAAGAGAAGCGCGTCAGCCTTGACGCTATGTGCATATCAACGCCGAGCGCCACGTATCTTGTACGGGCTGCGGGTACGCACTGGCGCGCAGGCATCATGAGTGGTGCGTTACTCGTCGTCGACAGCAGCAAAACGCCATGTGATGGCTCGATAGTTGTTGGAACACTGCAGGGGGATTTCAGGGTATTGAGGTTCAGGAAGGTGCCGATCCCTCATCTGGAGGAAATCGACCATCCTGAAAAGAAATTCGCTCTTCTGGATGATCTTGAGGATGACGGAGTATTCGGCGTGGTGACGTGGATACTGAACGATGCCAGGAGTGGTGAGTTCGACGATGTGCCGGTGATGTGATTGAGTTGCGCAGTGAAAATGGTGTGACATTTATGTGCCAGGTGACGTGTGGCAAGGCAGGTATGACTCGAGGTGACTTTAGGCAGCATGTGACGTGTGAGCGCGGTCTGCTGCTGTAAGTTACTGTATTAAAGGTGGGTGTGTGAAATTATAAATGCTACGCACTAATGATGTAAAAGAGTCATATTAAACTTATGAAACAATCAGTTAGCTGCCAGATATTTTCAGCACATCTACTACATGGGACATTTCTGTGCCATTAGTTGAAAAAATCGAGTCAATTTTCTTCGAGTGTTCCGATAAGTGGTTGGGTGCCAGGTGTGCATACCTGCGCACCATTTCGATTGATTCCCAGCCGCCCATTTCCTGCAAGACAGAAACCGGAACTCCGGCCTGAACCAACCAGCTGGCCCACGTGTGTCTCAGGTCGTGAAATCTGAAATCCTCAATACCCGAGTTTTTTAACGCAAGCTTCCATCTCGCACTAAAGCTTCCACTCATCTTGCGTACGGCTGGCATCTTCCTTCCTTGTGGGCTGGTGCATTCTTGCTGATGCACAAACACCCATCTATGATGGTTGCCGATTTGCCGTTTCAGTACGGCGCATGCAGTATCATTCAGCGCCACGCCAATAGCGCGGTTTGATTTGCTTTGCTCCGGGTGAATCCATGCAACCTTTCTTTGCATGTCGATCTGCTGCCATTCCAGGTTAAGAATATTTGAGCGCCGAAGTCCGGTGGATAGGGCAAATTCAACAACGGACTTTAGTGGCTCGACACACGCATCAATCAGCCTAAGAGCCTCATGAGGCTCAAGCCACCGGATCCTTCTGTTCTTCGGAGTCTGCACCTTTATTACCGGCGCTCTCTCCAGAACCTTCCAGTCTCGCTCAGCAGCCCTTAGCAGTGATTTAATAAATGCCAGGGTTGCCGTCTTCGTTCCTTGTGCCGCTTCCTTTGGCTTCAATGCCGGTATTTCCTTACCTTTACGCTTTGCAGCATCAACACTCATCTGCCACTTAATTTCGACGGATCGGTTGATCATCCCCTTAACGGCTGAATAAATCTTATCCTCGGTGATTTCGCTCAGGTTCATTCCGGCGAAATACTGCAACCAGAACTTAATGCGGCTCTTGTCAGCGTTGAGGGATTTCTTGTGTGCCTTCTCTTCAATCCATCGGACGCAAGCCGCCTCAAAGGAAATGTCAGCGACCTCACCAAGACGAGACACTCTCCACGCCTCGCTTGTCCGTTGTCCCAAGAGACTGTCTAATACGGCTACCATCCGGCGCTGTGTAACTGGCGTACCAGACTTCGCCCCTGCGGAAGATTGACATGATTTCTTTTCTCCATGTTCATCAGCCGTGCTCACGGCGACAGTTTGGATCGGATTGTTCAGAGCGGCAAGGCATGCCGTCCTGGTGAAAAGGTAAGGGGAGTTTTTTCTGGTCGGGTTCTTTCTGGTATACGCGATGCGGCCAGCTTTGCACCACTGAGAAAGTGCATCCTCATCAATGCCGATGAAAGCCGCAGCTTCTCGCCTTGTCAGGCTGATTCTTTCCATTGGTTTCCTCCAGGCGTAAAAAAACCGCACTCGGCGGCAGGTTATATATGGTCTTTAATCGGTGAAATTTACTGAGAATAGCTCACGGTTAAACCGTTGCTGATGTATTGGTTCACATGCGAGCTTATTGGTGAGTGGTTGGGTGGTTATGGTTCATTTGTGACACTTTTTAGCATCGCGGCGCGGCAGGCATTCCATGTGCGCATTACAATCACAGATACATCGTCAAAAATACGCATATCCTGCACAAATTTGCATGCGTCTCTGATTGTCATTTCATCCGGCACCGTCACAGCCTGGAGTGGTGGGACTGCGTAAACAATGCGACCCTCACCGCCATCGGATGTAACTTCGTCGTAAATGTGCCTTTCTGCGTCGTACCAGTGCCAATCCTTAAGTTGATAAATTGGCTCACTGCCAGCCTTTCTGTAAGCCAGCAACTCACGCGCCATTGCTGCGGCATCTCCACATTGAACGTGGTCGGTGTCCGTGATTACAGTCAGCTCTCCATCACTCAGTGTCTGCTCTAATCCCATGCGATTGGTAGTCATAGTTCATCCGGTTGGTACTGTTCGAACCAGAAAATTACTGGCTTCACGATTACCTCTACTAAACCGAATCTTTCTGCGGTGCGGAAGTTAACGCTGTACAGCCTGGCGCGCTCGGCTTGCGCAGTTATCTGCTCACGAAAAACTTCAACGGTCAGCGTGGCTTTAAAAAGATTGCATGGCGCGCACGCGGGAAACATGTTTTCCAGCACGTCATTCTCTGGCCGCCAATGCTCCCCGCTGTAAATGATTTTTCGAGTGCCGTTGGCTTGTCGCTCACCAAACTCCCACTTACGCAAAGCAGCCTCAACATGGTCTGCATGCCACCCCTTTTCAGGCAACTGACAGCCGCAATACGCGCACCGGCCACCAAATTTCATTCGCAGCTCTGCGCGTTGTTTTTTGGTGATTGCCATCTCACTCTCCCTCCACTGTGCCGCCAGCGGCTATGATTGCTCTTTCAATATCCCGCTCGTAACGCATAGGCTGGAAAACGCCATCAATAAAATATTCATCATCAGCGCACGCAGCGGGTAGCTTCACAACCAACTTATTCCGCTTCATCTCTGCCAGTTCATTGGATGGCTGCATCATGCCGTTGGGTGCGGATTCGAGTTCTGCAATGCGTTTCTCTGCATCTGCGCACTTATCACGCCAGCGGTTGCAGGCCATGAATGCCAACTGCCTTTGTGATTCAAGCTCTTCAATTCGTGCAGACTGCTCTTTGTTCTCCTGATGCGCCTGCTCCAGCGCCGCTATCAGTGCCAGTACGTTTTTAGGATTCGCTAATGCGATGTGCTTAGCATCCGCAACCTCAACTGGATTGTCGAAGTACCCGGCATTCGCAATATGCAAATGGTCTTCATCTCTAATGATGAGCTTGTGTTCATTACTTAGATGCCATTCCCCTGGTGTTGCTTTCTCTGCTGAATCCTTCATATCCGCAATCAGCTTCTCCACACCACTGTTAGTGGCTTCGTATGCTGGGTTAGTCATGATTGGATTCCTTGCGAAGTTGCGAGGCGAAAAGACGGACGCCAGAAGCTTCTGAGCGAAGAAATTTAACCGCATCGTCATACCCATCACGCTCAGCATCATCTGCACTGCTTTCAAGGCTGCATGCGTACTTCTCTAACCCCTGCGCCTGAATGTTTGCAATGGCGGCGTCGGTGGCTGGGGTTACTATCGGCATATAATGCGACGCGTCGACAAACTCATCAGGCATATCATCGTCATGGTCACCATCAAATACGTAGCAACTACCAGATATGAATCGACGTAACCCCGCATTCTCCGCAGCCAGCGCGTCACGCTCTTTCAATAGCGCGGCGTAGTCATCATGCGATACCCACTTGCCATCATCCATTTCTTTAATACCAATAAGCGTGTCGCCGTAGCGTTTAACTTTCATAAAATTATCTCCTGTTGATCTAGATCGCGTCAGGTACTGATGGAAAAGGGTGGCGGGTTTCAATCTAAGTACTGTATATTTGACCACTATCAATACCGTTCACATATTTGTTCGTATTCTGTGGTGCTATGAAACGCGCATATAAATATCGATTCTATCCAACCCCCGATCAGGTAGAGCTATTAGCTCAAACGTTCGGATGCGTGCGTTTTGTCTATAATTCAATCCTGCGCTGGCGTACCGATGCTTATTACCAAAACCAGGATAAAATCGGATACCTGCAAGCCAATTCGCGATTAACGGCCATCAAAAAAGATCCTGATTTTGCATGGCTCAATGATGTTTCCTGCGTGCCGCTTCAGCAGTCTCTGCGCCACCAACAGACGGCCTTTTCTAACTTCTTTGCAGGTCGCGCCAAATACCCAGCATTCAAAAGCAAGCGCCACAAACAGGCCGCAGAATTAACCGCAAGCGCGTTTAAATACCGCGATGGCAAGTTGTATATGGCAAAAAGCAAGGCATCGTTAGATGTGCGCTGGTCGCGCCCTTTACCGTCTGCACCATCCACCGTCACCATTTCCAAGGATGCAGCAGGGCGATACTTCGTTTCCTGCCTTTGCGAGTTTGAGCCTGTATCACTGCCGATCACCGCATCCACGGTCGGCATTGATGTAGGTTTAAAAGATTTGTTCGTCACCGATACTGGATTCAAACAAAGCAATCCCCGCCATACCGCTAAATACGCGGCACGACTGGCGCTACTCCAGCGCCGATTAAGCAAGAAAGCGAAGGGTTCAAAAAATCGCGCTAAAGCTCGCTTAAAGGTGGCCAAGATCCACGCGAAAATTGCCGATTGCCGCATGGATAACTTGCACAAGCTATCCCGCAAACTGATTAACGATAACCAAGTTGTTTGCGTTGAATCCCTGAAAGTGAAGAACATGATCCGCAACCCGAAACTAGCTAAAGCGATAGCCGATGCAGGCTGGGGCGAGTTCACCCGTCAACTTGCGTACAAGGCTGAATGGAATGGCCGATTATTAGTCGCAATTGACCAGTTTTTCCCGTCCTCAAAGCGCTGTAGTTGTTGCGGCTTCACCATGCAAAAAATGCCTCTCGATGTTCGTAAATGGTCTTGCCCTGAATGCAGTGCAGACCATGACCGGGACATTAACGCTGCACGCAATATCAAAGCTGCCGGGCTGGCAGTGTTAGCCCATGGAGAGCCCGTAAATCCTGAATCGCATACAGCGGTTTAGGTTAGGCTCGGTGAAGTGGGAACCATCTCCCATTAAGGCGGTGGGCAGTCAACCCTCAATGCTGAGCAAATTGCTCGCGTTCGTGTTTGGTCGCATATCGCCATGTGAAGCCGCGATGTGACTTAGCGCGACCACTGATGGCTTCGTTAATGCCTGAGCGATGAAAGCCAGGCGCGTAATATGGCGACGGAAAATAGACTTGCTCACCTGTCTGCTTATGGATGCCGATAACCGGCTTTTGGCGGTCTACTCGCTGTTTCAATGGCGATCCTCCAGAGTTCCGTTAGCGACGCCCATCCAGTAAATGAGTTGCCGCCTGGTATAGATAGGGTGGTATTTCGTTTCGTACTTGCTGAGGATGCGGAGATAGATTTCCTTCCGTTCTTGCGCGTTCCTTGCGCCTTCTTTCTTCCATGCTGATTCAACATCTCCCCAACATTTACGCGCAGTGGCTCGTATTGCATTGCTCTCTGTTGCGTTCATGAGAGCCTCAGTGCCGAGTAACATTCTTCATGAATGCGTCAATGTGCCGGTTATTGTCCGGAGACGGGAAGCTATGCCGCGTTTTCAATTCTGCTTCACTTGGCATTGGGCGCTGTCTGCGGCGTATGGCTAAGTCTCCCGGCGTAATATCCGGATCATACTGATTGCTTCGCATGGGTAATCCCCTTAGTCGCTAGTGCGCTGCTTTGGGCTGGCACT